GGCAAGAATGTCTCGCGGAAGCAGATTCGGTGTGCGTAAAGAAGGCGAAGCATCCTACAGTTACGTAGGCGATTTAAAAACGATTTCTTTGCCGGAAGCGGCTACGGATCAAATTGACGTAAGCACGCTTGACAGTCCGGGGAGAGACAAAGAATTTATCTCAGGCGCGGTAGACGCGGGCGAAATCGCTTTAGACGGCAACTATAAAGCCGTTGACGCAGGTCAAGACGCTATTTACGGCTTTTTTCAAAGCGGCGAAGTATTTTACTGGGTTGTGGAAGTTGTCGCGGTTGACGGGGAAACTTCCGTTGCAAAACTTACCGGAAAAGCAATATGCTCAAGCTGCAAAAGAGTAGGGGACTTGTCGGAAGGAGAAGTAATCCCTTTTAGCGCTTCGTTAAAAGTTACCGGCGAAACGGAATTTACGCCCGCGGGAGTATAATATATGAGCGAACTTGTAAAAACCAAAACCATTGTTTTAGACAAAGAAAGAACTTTAAAATTTAACTTTAAAACCATAATGCTGTTTGAAAAAGAAACCGGCAAAAATTTCTTCAAAATGAACGGCGAATTCAGCGGCACGGACACATTAGTCCTTTTATGGGCGTGTTTAAAAAGCGCGGGCGAAGACATTACTTTAGACCAAACCGCAGATATTATAGATTTATCTAACATAGGTTCAATAGGAACGGCAATAACAGGGCTTATAAAAGACGCGATGCCCGGCGATAAAAAAGAGGGTGCCTCCCCTTTGGCATAAACGCCCCTGAAATTACGGATTTCTGGGGCATAGCGCTTTACGATTTGGGCTTAACCGAAGAACAGTTTTTGGCTTTAACGCCAAAATTGTTTCAGTTGCTTTGCGGCAGAAAATACCAAAATGACCGCAGAGAACTTTCAAACGCAGCGCTTGTTACGGCAACTATAATAAACGTCAACAAAGGCAAAGGAAAACGCGCAGTTTCAGTGGAAGATATTATCGGAAAAGATATTTCTGATAAACAGAAAGAACCTAAACCCGAAGAACTTCTGGCATTAGTAAAGGTATTGCATAAAAAACACGGAAAGAAAAGTAAAAATAAATAATCTGGTTTTGTACAAACATTATTGTCACCCTGAACGAAGTGAATGGGTCTGCCTTAATTGTCAGTTTTTACAATAATGAGCCTTAAACAAGGGAGCAATATGGGTATTTTAGAAGAAAGAAAAGCAATGAAAGAAGCAAAGCAAGAAACAAGAGAAGCGGAAACAGTATTAATAACAACAGAAAGCTATAAACGCGGTTGTTTTGGACAGAGTATTAAATTGGGTATTTATACTATTTAATGTTTTCATGATAATTTGGGTAATTGCGCTCTTCGCTTTAGCAATATCAACTCAAATGTCAGTGATTTCCGACGCTGAAAAGGTTGGTGCTGCTACGAACTCTGCAAAACAAATTTTATCGCTTCTGTTTTTATGGTTTTTAGGGAATGTAATTTTAGGTCCATTAGTTTTTTTTACGAGAGGTAAAAAAACTACGATTACTAAATATCAAGAAACTAAATGATATATCTTTTTAATAAGTTGAATTAATATATCTATGGTCAAGGGGACGGGGGTGTTGACCAGAAGCTTAATATGTCTAATTTTTTTTGATAATACCATTACGTTGTTCTTGTGATTTAGACTTGGGAAGAATACAGGGGGTGGTGATATCTTTTTTAGGTTTTGGCGTAGTAGAATTGTCTTTTTTTATCTTATGCCCTAAATAAAAATGGTAAGACCAAAAAGAAGTTGGAATAGCTAATATTAGCGAGGGAACTAACGCTAATAAAATTGCACCCGATACATACTTGAGCTCGTAGAGAGTCTTATAGGCGATAATACTATAGATAAAGATTATCGAGAAGAGAAACCACCAGACAAAAATATTGATTAAGATTATGTAGGTTATAAGAGGTTTTTTTTGATTGCGTTTTTTTAAAAATATTGCAACAACCAGAAGCAGTAGTAATAGTGTATACATAAATTCCATAGTGTTTATTATAAAAAAAAATAAAAAGAAGGCAATCACATGGCAAATTCATTGATTGATTTAGGAACTTTAGGCAAGTTGACATTAAAAATACAGGAACTTGCTATTGTAAGCGCGGATTTTGCAAAAAGCAGCAATGCTATTTCTGCGGCAAGCGAGCCTATTTCTGATTCTGTAGGTTAAAAATAAGGGAGGCATTATTATGGGTGTTTTAGAAGAAAGAGAAAGAACAAAAGAAATAAAACAAGAAGTAAATATTTATGAAAGAGAAATGTTAAAAAATATCAAGCATATTGCTTTTTGGGTTAGACTTTGGGGTATATTTTCTGTCATTTCGATTGGTCTATATTTGTTGATGATATTTATTAAAGTAGTCTCAAAAATGTAAGGAATGGCAGAGTTCATTAATAAGTAATGAACAATACGGTATTGAGTTAAGCGAATTAATGACACCATTATAAATAAAAAATTAAAAGAAGGCAATCATATGACAAACTCATTGATTGATTTAGAAACATTAAGCAAGCTGACATTTAAAATACAGGAACTTTCTATTGCAAGTGCAGATTTTACAAAAAGCAGCTCTGCTTTTTCTGCAGCAAGCAATACTATTTCTGATTCTATCAGAAAAATGACAAAAGATATGCAAGCTTTTAGTGTCAAAGCTGGAGAATCAATCATTGAATCTAAAAAATTTGCAGATACAACACAAACGGTTTCTTCTGAATTGCTTGACGGATTTGGTAAATTTTCAATCCTTATGACAGCTGCGCAATTTTTTGGTCCTGTCGGGGCAGTAATCGCAACTATTGCAATAATATTGAATGATTTAACAAAGAGTGGCAAACAAGTAGCAGCCGAGATAGAAGATATTGAAGAACTAATACAAAAAGTAGTTGCCGAAACGCTCAAGAGGCTTAAACAAGAAGAAGAAGCCATTAAGAGCAAAAATCAGCAAGTATTGGACAGTTCTATCAACGCTCTGGATGCGGAAAAAGCAAAATTGCAGGAAGTTTCAGATGGAAAAATAGAAATAAGGCAAAACGAACTTGCCGAAGAAAAGGCAATAATAGAAGAAAGCCAGGCATTGCAAACAGAAGCAAATTTGAATATGGAAACAAGTTTTACCGGTTCGCTGGAAGAAATGCAAAATAAGGTTGTAGAGTTTAAAGATGTAACATCAGGAATGTTTGATGAATTTCAAACAGCTGTATCGGATAGTTTTAAAACAATGTTTGACAGCTTAGGTTCGGATTGGGGCACATTTGCAAACGGAATAGAAAATACTTTTGATACTATGTGGAAAAATGTATCAAATATAGTTAAAAAATCATTGCAAGATATGCTTGCACAAGAATTGGCTGCGTTTGCAAAAAAACAGGCTATTGCCGCTAAAGAAGTTTTGCTTAATGCGGGTATAGCAGGTTCTAGCGCTGCTGCAAAAGATCCAAATCCATATACTAAAATAGCTACGGGATTGTTAGTTTTTGCAGGCGTTGCGGCATTGGTCGCTAAAATGTCCGGTGCGTTCGCTCAAGGCGGCATAGTGGGCGGGACTTCCTGGAGCGGTGACAATGTGCTTGCCCGCGTAAATTCCGGCGAGATGATTTTGACAGAAGGGCAACAACGCAGGCTGTTTGATATAGCAAACGGGCAAGGCGGCTTTTCATCAGGGGTAAATATTCAACAAACGGTAAATATTGAAAATGGTTCTGATATACCCGCTATTATAGACGCATTAAGAGCCGGAACGTTAGAAGCGTTGGAAATGGCTAATTTGACGGTTAAAGTTGGAACAAAACAATCAGGACTGGCAGTTTAGACACGGCAAAAGCAGAAGGTGAGAAGTTGGGAGGTTGGGAAGATGGGTAAAGACGAAACGGCAGAAGACGAAAATTGGTAGGCTGAGAGATGAAAATGGAGTGGTGCAGTTGTCGTTGTTGCTCAACTTCTCAACATCTACTCATCTCATCTTCTAAGAATTAGGAGAAGAATAATGAAAGCAATTCAAAATCCAAATGCGTTTTATTCAAAAAATTATTTGAATGAAAATTGCCAAATTGACGTTGATAATAATTTAGCAATTAACGAAAAAACTTTATTCGACTTTAACCCTTACAAAGATGACAATATTTTAATTTCAGATACAAGGCAGGTAAGCTTTTCAATTTGGTTTAAAGATGATTTCGGACAATTCGTTACGCGTGAAATATCTACTATAATTTTACAAAATATAAATTGGCGGAGTTTTAAAATTTCAGCAATAATGCCTGATAATTCTGAAACTCAAATAGTATATCTTACCGAAAACTACGAAAAAGATTTAGTTATTAATATTCCTAATCCGGTAACTGCCGGAAAAATATCAATAACAATTAATGATATTCAAGAACAAAATGACGATGTTGTCAGAATCGGTCAAATGCGTATTTGTAAATTTATTATGGATTTAAAAGCGACAACCAAAACAGAAGTACAGCCTGTTGTTGACGATGGAGATTTAAGGACTTTTAACGGCACTTTAGCTTCGTGGACAAATTTTGAAAAATGGGGCGCTCGCATTACTATTGAAAATATTAAAAAAGAGCAGTTAGATTTATTAAAATCATTTATAAAAGAAGACGGCTATATAACCATAATTCCCTGGTACGACTTTGAGCCGAAAGATATTTACGAATGTTTAATCAAAAGAGGAGTTATAGGGACTTATGCGGTAAATAGATGGAGCGGATTGATTTCGCAATCATTACAATTAGAAGCAAAAGAAAATGCGGTTAATTAGTTGGGAGTTAATAGAAATGAGATATATGAAAAGATTATGCTTATTATTAAGTATGTTGCTAGTGTTTTCTGGTTTAGGAATAAATGTTATGCCTGTATGCGCGGAAACGATTACCTACCCTATTCCTGATTCAACGCTGCAAGGCATTCCAAGGTCTGGCGGCTGGACACCATTGTATAGTTCTTTGGCGCCTAGCGGCAGTAGTAGCGGTAAAAGTAACAGTTTGTCAAATAATATTGTCACCGTTAACGGCGGTGCTCCTAACTATGTTTTTGGCGCGGTAAATTCACGTGATTCGGATGCCGTTACCTACAATCAGGTTATTATCAATGGATATTCTTCTATAAGATCTGTTTATGGCGGATATGTCAATATTGAAAATGGTTTCGCTTCGACCATTGGTAACAGTGTAACCGTTAACGGCGGAACAATAGATTCCGAAGTTAACGGCGGATGTGTCTATAATTATTACTCAGGTTCCTCTGTTTCCTCAAACAACAGTGTGACTATTACAAGCGGAACGATAGGTTATAGAGTTCTCGGTGGGTATACCCAACAAAACTCGTCTGGTTCTGCCACATCTAACGGTAACAGTGTCATCATTACCGGTGGTACGGTAAATAGTTATGTTATGGGAGGGTGCGCAGTTGTCCAAGCTGGTTTTGCAACGTCTACGGACAACAACATAACTATTACTGGTGGCATGATAAATACTTCTATTTACTGTGGGTATGCCCAAGCTTCTTCTTCCAACACTATATTGACCGCCACAAATAATAACATGACTATATACGGCACACCGGATTTGAGTAACGCATCTATTTATGGCGGTTTTATTTATGTTTCTGCAGGTGATGCTATAGGAGATCAGCGTACCGGGAACACTCTAAATGTAAGAAATTCAGCTATGAGTGTAAAGGGCATATATAATTTTGAAAATCTTAACTTCTATTTGCCAGAAAGCATGACTGCTGGCGGAACTATGCTGAATGTAACTGACTTTGTAGATATTTCAAACAGCAAAATCGGGGTTGGCATTAACGGTTATACATCAGCTTTAAATGTCGGCGACACTGTCACATTGATAGGTACTGTTGCCGGTATTAACACGACTGGTATTAATACTTATGCCATAATAGATACACAAGGTATTGCGAAATTTTATAGTTTTGACTTAACTGTTGATGATTTTAATCTTTATGCCAAATATATCGGCGAGTCAGACAACCCGCAGTCCAAAGCGTTAACTGAAGGACAGCTCGGCGGTCTAGCATTTCTTAATCAGGGCTTTGACCTTATTTCCGGGACTGGCATAGACAACGCATTACATGCAGCGGAAAAAGCTCAGGACATAACTGGTTTTGCCGCAATGGGCGGCGGATCGCAACGTTATAAAACTGGCTCGCATATTGATGTCAACGGTTTTTCAATGATGGCAGGCGTTGTAAAAAAAATGCAAGGTATTACTGCAGGTGCATTTCTTGAAGGCGGTTGGGGTAATTATTACAGTTTCAACAGTTTCAATTACGTGCCATCAGTTAACGGCAATGGGAATACAAACTATTACGGGCTTGGCGTATTAGGCAGATATGCTATTGACGAAACGTGGTATGGAGAAGGGTCATTACGTATAGGTTCAACAAAAACAGATTTTAACAGCGCAGACTTTATAGGTTACAGCAATGTAAGTTATGAAACATCTGCAATGTATTACGGTGCGCATTTGGGCGTGGGCTGGTTACATAATTTGAACGAAACATTAGGACTTGATTTATCGGCAAAACTATTTTATACCCGTCAAGGCGGAGATAATTTAACTATTGAAAGTGACAAGGTAGAGTTTAACGCTGCAAATTCAATGAGAACAAGGCTTGGCGGGCGTGTAAGTCACGCTATGAATAGAACTCTTATGCCTTATGCAGGCGCATTTCTTGATTACGAATTTAGCGGAAAGGCAAAAGCTAAAATAAACGGTTCAGACATTGACTCTCCGGACCTGAAAGGCGCAACAGGCATAGGGGAGTTAGGCATGGAAGTATCACCTACAAATTTGCCTTTAACATTAGATATAGGCTTGCAGGGTTATGTAGGAACAAGACAGGGTTTTAGCGCAAGCTTGCAGGCATGTTATAAATTTGGTTTTAACTTTCCTGAAAGAAAAGAACCTGAAAATAAAGAAAAAGAAGTTAAGAAAAGCGAAAAAGAATTATTGAAAGAACAAAACGAATTGCTAAAGAAACAAATAGAGCTATTGCAACAGAATAAATCAGAGGTTCAATAAAAATGTGGTCAAGGGGAGTCTAAAGTGAAGAAAACTTTAGCTATATTTTCATTTTTTTTATGTGTTTTTATTTTCCTGTTCAAAAAATAATGAACAGCTAAGAATTATTATAAATGGCGATAATATACAAAAAATTTTTGGACAATGGCGGGCAACTTTTGATGGTCCTTTCTATCTTTTTGAAAAAGAAGAAGAAATCTTGAAATTTGCTTACAGAGAAAGTAATAATGTGCCAAAAATTGAGCGTGGAGTTTTTACTGTAGAAGGTTCTCAAATTATATTACATACAACTACAATAGGAGTTCCAGGCTATACGCCAACATATGTAGATAATTATAGAACAATAATTTGTTATATAAAAGGCAATAATCTTATAATAGACGGAGTCGTTTTTGTACGATATTAATATATAAAAGTGATATAAGTGAGAGGTTCAATAGAATGCGTATAATTTGCGATGCTTTAAAAGCTAAACTATTATCTAGAAATTGGTCTAGTCTTGGTCATAAACTATTATTATATCGCAGGAAATGGGAGAATGGTAAATATATAATAGAAGAAACCCCAACAGATATATCAGATTCTATAGATTATAAAGGTACGAATGTTTCAATAAATCAACAACTTGATACTGAAATGACAAATGTTTGGAAAGTCGGGAATCTAAATTTAACGCTATATAATAAAAATAACAGATTTTGGCAGGATAAAGAAGATGGATTATTTCCAGAACCGTATATTTTGTATGGCAGTAAAATAGAATATTTTATCGGAGACATAACAATAACTGATTATGTAAAACAATTCACAGGTTATTTAACTCAGCCTCCGACATATCGTCAGGATAACGCGCTCATAGAATTTCAAGTGCTAAATAGATTAGATTTTTTAAAAACAGTTTCTGCCGAAACAGTATCAAAAAATGCTGCAGATGAAACTCCAGTTGCTGATCCGGCAGGACAAACGGCTAAATATAGAACATTAAATCCAGCAGTTGGTCGCTTCTTTCGCATTATGCAAATATACAGTGATGGAAGTTCACGTAATTTAGTTGAAGAGACTGATTACACACTTGCCGATTTGAATGAATATGGTAAGGGCGCATTAATAGAGTTGACATCAGTATTGCTACCCGGTGAAAGTTTGCGAGTCGATTATATTTATTGGTGGAGGAATTTAACTATTGATGCACTTGTTTTGAAATTACTTGATGCTGCTGATATTGGAGAAAATGAAAGAATTGTAGAAAATGTTGTTTTTGAAAATCAGGCACGTATTGAAATAGATTTATTAAATAAACCAATGACTGCGAGATTTAACTATATATTGGATAATGGAAAGCTAGTATATAGAAGTAGAGGTTATTCAAATACCGGCGTTCTAGCTAATATAAATCAAAATGAAATCGATATATATTTAAAAGGCGGAAGATTAGGCTTTTCAATTCCTATGCCACCTATGGGTGTTACTTCAGTAAGTCCAGTATATTTATATATTGGGACAGATATTTATGATTTAAGCCTTGTACATCCTGTTCCAACCACAATGACTGTACTTTTAAGAATTGCTAAAAATAATGTTGTTTTATATCAAGAATTGGTAACTCCTCAAGAATTTTTTGTAGATTTATCAGATGGTGTTAAATTTTATGCTTCATCTTCATTAATTTATACTGATGGAAGTGGCGAAAAAGAATTGACTAGAGCATTAATTGGAATAGGTTCAGGATCTGCAACTTTTTCTAGATGTTTTACAAAATATGGTTTTGAAATTAATCAATCAGGATTTGAATTTGAACGATTATCTATGTCTGGAGAAAGTTGGGCGGATTTTATTGCAACTTATACAGTTATTGGTAATCCTATCTTTAATTTTTTTATTTTACAAAACAATCAAATAATACCAATACAAATAAATAGTAATTTAAGCGGATTTAATGATATTGTTTTATTTTTTCATAATCCACAATCTAAAGATAATGGAGTTTCTTTTAGTTTATTAAAATTAAGATATTTTCAAACTTCAAATATAGAATTAGGTGTCTGCAATTTAACTAATATGTCAGTATTACAAGCATTGCATGAATTGGCTTCAATGGCAATGTATGAAATAGGATTTGACGCTGATGATATTTTCTTTTTTAGACCGCGTGAAAGAGCAGCTTATATAAAAGAGTTTACTGATAAACAAATTATATCAATGAGCAGCGCCAAATCAGATGTTAACAGAGTTAAAACACAAGTTGCAGTAACTTATGGTAATTTCAATAAGATTATAAACAGCGATACGCAAAAAGAGCCGCATCCTAATAATAAAGACCGCTATGGCGACAGGTTGTATGAATTATCAGGAGGTCAATTATTACCGGCTGATAATGTGGATTTAACAGAAGCCGTTGCAATAACAACGTATGAAGAGTTGTCAAAATTAAGGATTGGACTATCTGTTGATGTGGCGCTTGATTTGGAATTAGAACTCGGGGATTATGTGCGTATACTACACAACAATAATCTCTGGGCAAAGCCGGAGTTTACTGACTATACGAAATGGGAAGAACTTGGGACTTTTTATATGCGTTGTAAAGTTGTAGGCATACGCACAGATTTTAATAAAAAAATAACTTCACTGACTTTATTAGATTATACATCCGATAATGATAAGCCTGTACCGGAAACAGAAGGTTTCAGATACCCGATGATGTCCGAATTTGATGCAAAGAAATAAGGGGGAATAAATGAAAATAGGAAGAAAACAAAACAGACGATTATTACCCAAATCTGAATTTACCTGGGGCGCTGAAGATATAAACCAATTAGTTGACGAAATGCAAAATACAATAATTGAAGCGGGAATTGAATTAAATGAAAATGATGTAACCCAATTAAGTCAAGCATTTAGAATTTTAGTTGAAAGAATGGCAACAGAAAATTTAGCAGATA